TGGAAGTTTATCTTCCTCGACTGCCTTAAGAATATATGATTGCTCAGTAGGAGTGTAGTCCATAAGAGCAGCAGACACTAACATTTCTAGTTTCATTTCTATCAACCTAATTGGTCTTTCTGTTTTTATTTAGTATTAGCAGACTTTCTAATACGTTGTTGAAAATCTGTAAAACTGACTACAGATTGCCCTGGAGTCATTGCTTGTAATGCCATTCTATAGTTGTCTGTACCTGCTTTCCAGTCATTACCACTGCCATCATCAGCAGAGTAATTGTTTTGAAGTTTAGTGGTATCAGCAGCACGTGCCCATGCAGCACGTGGGTCTTCAACTTCAGTAATATTTTTTAACCATACCTTCTCCTCATTGCCATCTGGCATTTGGAATACGACATGATTAGTGCCACGATGGACAACCTTTCCTATTAGTCCAGTGTCATCGTGCTCTACTATAGCACCTACCTTAAAGATATGGTTTAGCATATAGAAATCTCTAAACGAATCTGCATCTAACTTAGGTGCATACTCCCATAGAGTCAACTCTTTGATTGACTTCTTGGTCTTCGTTTTCTTAGGAGGTGGTGTCATTCCTGTCTTCACGTCCGCCATCATCTGTTTAGAATGCTTTGCAGAGACTCCCTTAGGCATGCCTGCATGGAATGAATCATGGTCATCACCAGTTGCATGCTTACGCATTCCAGATGCTGACAACTTTTCTATAGGGTCTTCACTCTTAGGGTCTCTTGCCCCTGCTGATTTGATATTGATAGTCTTAAAGTCATAATGCACTCCATTATATTTGTTAGTCAACTTCTCAAACTCTTTTACTCTATCATCTCCTACCACCATTGTTACGTGCTCATGACCCTCGTCATGTAGGTCACGCATTACATCAAATATATTTCTATGTGCTTCATTGTTTTGAATCTTTTCCTTGTGTGAGGGAAATAACTTCCTCATGTGGTCTACTTTTTGTTGTGCGGATAACGGATTCTTTTTGTGATCCTGACTACGGGATGGGTAGATTCTATAGTTTCCCGAGTCGCCTCCGTGCGCTTTGACAGCATCAAGTAACTTGCCATGGCCAGCGTGAGGAGGGTTAAAGCGACCAAAAGTAATAGCAACATGCTTATCCTCTAGGTTACCAGAAGTCTTCTGACCTTTCTGACTTGTCGTGGGTTTCTTTGGTTTGTTTTGGGCACTCTGTGTTGCCTCAGTGATGAATTCTAAAAATTTCATTTACCCCAATCTTTTGCGACGGTGAAGTTTGCTCTAGAAAATTCTAATCTATCTACCAGTTTGAGTGCTGCACCATCTTTGATAGCAACAAACCCTTCTGGACTGGTTACTTTGTAACCATTCTCATCTTCTAAGAAGGTACCTACACCCTCTATCCTTTTCAGTTTATTTATGATTTGCTCTTTGGCAATCATAAGGTCTTTGAAACCGCTAAGTGCGGAATACATGACAGACTTATTACTATTTAGATAAGCACGAGCCTTATCACTCTTATCTTGCCATTGTTTCTGTGCTTTTTCAGTCTTTTTCTTAGCAATTTCCTGTCTAAAACGTGCATCTACAAAGGAAATATACCCCTGTGCCATAGCACGAGAGTTATTTGGTATGCTACCTGAGCGTATCACTTGGTTGAAATACATTTTAAACAAGGAGTTGTATGCGAATGACCCTGTCTCCTTATTGATAGTCGATAGAAACTTACGTCCTGCACTTAAGTTACGTTTGGCAGATGAGATAGTTAGATTTATCTTTGACAACTCAGCAGGAGTTAGGTTTGCCATGCCATTTACATTAGTAAACTCTGAGGAGAATACTGCAACACTATCTACACCCTGTAGTGGTCTAACATCAACTCCAAATCCTGCAGACATACTAGATATATCTGCTCCATTGTATCTAGTATGGAATACAATACCTATCTTACTCTTTGATATCTGTTTACCTAAGTCAGAGTCTACCTCTATACAGTATGATATAGTATTTGGTTTGAAGATATAACACTTCTTTCCTTTCATACTAACAACCTTTGGTTTCTTCTCATACAATAAGTCTCCTTGTATGACACCTCTGATAGGAAGTTTACTCAACTCGGCAAGACATGTCCTAAGGACTGCATTCAAACCACTGTCAGGATAGTGCTCATCAATAAAATCATTTGTATAACATATTTTAGGTGTAGTCTTATTAAATACTGACTTATTACCTACGAAAAACTCTCCTGTCTGTGGGTCAATGCCACAAACTATAGCAGGAGCACCGTCCCACTTAACAGTTACCTTTGTATTGCCACCACCCTTACCTGTGGTCAACATGTCTCGTAGACCTACAAGAAAATTAATACTATTAGTAGCACCGTTATAACCAGAGTTAAATATGTCATCCTCTAAGTGCTCCAAGTGTGTATTCTTTGCCATACTTATATTATACTATACTGTGGTGTGAATGTGTAGATGAGTGGACACTAATCTAACTGGATAAGAAAGATGAATCCAAGTCTAGGTCACGATTACTTGCCCTAAGACCATTGATTTTAAGTGCCATTAGAAACGACCATCGTGCCTTAGACGCTGAGTTAGTCTTGATACGAATTCTAATACTACTATCTGTGACAGAGTTAGCAAAACGAGGACATCCATATCCCTCAGGGTCTTTACCCATATAATATAGACCTCTGCCTTTAACTTGTATGTAGTAAGTATCCTTTGAGTTGTAATACTTTTCTACTTGTTGTGCAGCCTCTACTCCTTTTGCCAAAAACTTATCAGGAAAACGTTTTAAATCTAATTTTCTAGCCTTGTCACGGTCTACAAAAGGTGCTGACGATTTGACCACAAACTTAGCAGGCATATACTTTTTAGGATTCCAATGGTCATTTGCTTGACGGATTATGTCAAACTCCTCAGCAATACCTATCATAGTCTGTGCTGCTTCTTTCTTTGCTGTTGTTTTAGTCTTGTCAATAAAGAATTCTTTAGTTGTAGTATCAAAATCAAAATTCATCTGAGCAAAGTCAGCAGATAATTTCTCTTTCAATTCAAACTTGACTGTCTTAAACCCACTTGTTAATTCAAGGTCAGCCTTTGCTGAGTCAGCACCCGCAGGGTCAGACACAGTGAATCCTGAGTTTCTTAGAGAGGTTATTAAGTCCCTCTCATATATGAAACCCGCATTACCTGTGCCAATAGAGGCAGCACTTATACCTTCACCATCGGTGAGAGGTTCGGTATCTGTTTTCCTCACCAGTTTTCGTTAAGTCTTCCTAAGTTATTTATCACTTGCTCTAAAATAAACCTTGGGTCTTCTTGTGACTCTTCTATTGTATCAAATGTTTTAGTAGGACCTAAGATTCTACATGCCTTCACAACATCACTATGAATTTGTCTTAATCTCTTATCATTATACTGTGACTCTGTCCAAAAGACTGCTACATTTCTCTCACCACTTATCACAGTAGATACTTGATGAGGTATACCACAATCATATGTTATCATCATTCCTGCTTCTAACTTTATCTTCTCAACTCTCTGGTCTACAAATAAACATAACTCTCCACCCTCATACTCTGATGGGTCAGAGAGAAACAATGTATTACTATAATGACCATGAGTATAGTGGTCATGATGTGGTTTATAATATCCACCTGTAGTAGTCTTAGAAAATATTATAGGACCTGAATTAATTGGCACACAAAAGTCAGCATACCCTACAGAGTATTCCAGATTACGAAATATTGTAGAGCATGCATCTTTATATCCACTACCAATTTGCTCAGATACTTCTTTGTTTTTCTTAATTGTATGACTGCCACCACCGTCTACAGTATCGAGACCATCATCCCATTGACATTTGTCAAGGTATCCCTTTACATCATTTACTTGATTCTTATTTAATATCTTTTGTATTACGTAACTCAAATGTCCCCAGGCTGACGATTCTCCGAGTAGTTTGTTTCAAACATTTGATTAGGATAACGTGCTGCTAACTTAAGAGTATTAGTATAGATAACCTCATCAAACCTGACGTCTAATGCTAGACATGCTTGTGCAACATACCACATGATGTCACCTAACTCTTTAGTCAAGTGCTCTTTGTTTGCTGTTGTATAATCCTTTCCTTGAAACTTAAGTTTCTTAACTATCTCCATAAATTCTCCTGCCTCAGCAGACATACCTGACGCAGCAGTATCAAGACGTTGAATATTACATCCTTGTTTTTTTAACTCAGCATATCTTTCCATCAATACTTGAAAGTCTTTACTTGGGTTTGATGTAACTCTATCTACAAACTCGGTATACTTATCTAAGTCAACCTCAAACTTCTTAGCACCTTCTGCTTTTGCTTTTTCTCTCTCCTCTAGTTTCTTATCTAGTTTCTTCTTAGACTGAGGTGCACTACCCATCTTCTTACCCATTTCTTCGGGTGATTTGGGAGTGTCTTTCTCAGTTGCTTTTACTTTTTCTTGTGCTTCATCTACTTTATCTCTAGCAGCACTATTGATACGCTCTGCAGCAGCATCTTGGTCACCCTTCTTAGGGTCAAATTGGTTAGTAAAGTCAGCCATTAAATTTTAAATCCTTCAAATGATTTTTTAGTATCGGTAAATGATTTAGGAGTATCTCCTGCATCGATGATGTCGTCTTGAGCACTCTGCTCACAATCATACAACCTCATCTTCTGTCTGTCAATACCCAACACAAATCTCTTGTATACAGTGGGGTCATTATATCTATTCTTCAACTGCTTGACCATAATCTGATTGAGTCCCTCCATATCTTCTGTAGATATGAGTGCAAACATCAAGTCAGCAGTTGCAGGAAGACCAAATGATTCACTGGTGTCAGTAATCTCTACATTAGAGTTGCCATAACCAGACCTAGTAGTCTGTGTAGCAGACAAGATAGGCACGTTATACTCTCCTGCTAGTCCACGTAACTCTTCTGCTATTGCTTTTACATATGTGTATGAGTTTACAATCGTGCCTTTGTATCTACTACTAGCACATATGTTTAGATAGTCTACAAATATAATCTCAGGATGGAATCCTTTCTTCAATGACAACTCATTCAAGAGTGCCTTGAAGTGACCTACATGTGCAGATGCTGTAGGGTATTCTTTGATAACAAGTTTACCCTGTGTCTTTTTCTTTAACACATCCATCTTAGCACGATACTTCTCCTTTGTCAGCAAGGGGTCTTGGAGTTGTTGGATGGGGATGTCGAGAAGGTTGGCATCAATTCGCTCTGCAATTTTCTCCTCTGCCATTTCACATGTAATGTAGAGAACGTTGCGCCCCTGTAAGAGACAGGCACTAGCGACATGGCACATGAATAAAGATTTCCCGACACCCGTACCAGCAAGAGCGATGTTGAGAGTCTTATTAGGTAACCCGCCTTTTGTAATTTTGTTAAGGTAGTCCAAATCAAATGGGACTTTTTCTTCTTTTCTATGGTAGAAATCGTATCTGTCATCAGAGTCTGAAATGTAATCGTGTCCAACGGATTCATCAAAGCACACACCCAGTGCGTCGGACATTATGCTAGGTATAGCATCTTTCGTACGTGTTTTATCTTGTCCGTCAGCAATCTTAACGGACTCCATTAGTGCAATGTATATAGCACGCTCCTTACACCATTTCTCAGTCGTGTCAACTAACCATTCATCATTGTAATGGTCTCTGTCTAAGTTATCTAAAAACTTTTCTATGTCTTGATAGATTTCATCAGTAATATCTTTTCTTTTTTCTATCTCAATCTTTAGAGCATTAGGCTCAGGTGTAGTATCAAACTTCGTAATGTATTCACTAAGCGTATCGAAGAGGACACGGTTAGTAAAGACATCAAAGTATTCTGGTTTTACAAATGGTAAAACCTTTCTTGCATAATCTTCTTTAAGAATAAGTTTACTTAATGCTACTTCTTCTATCTTAAGGCTCATCTGTAAAAAATAAAACTTGGTTGAAACGTTT